GATGCTATACTTTGTACATCTTAAAAGATGCCTGTTTCATAAACCCTTTTGGAATAACAAGTCATATGAATAATAACTACCGCAGATTCTTAGATACTTTAAACTTGGATAAAGACGTTGTATCTCAAATCTCCCGTTTACTAGAGAGAGTGGATTTTGGTGAAGATAAACAACTGATCACTCCGGTCGGTGAAGATATCGGACCCGAAAATATTTTGTCACGATGGGATGAAATTTATAATAGCAAATCACAATCTCTTGATATTCAACTACAAGGACTTGAAGATTCCCAACGATCTAAATATGGACCCAGAAGTATTGCAGTACCCTGGATTGATCGTAAAGACGCCGTCTTAAGTTATTTTAGTCCTGACGAAACTAAAGAAATTCGATATAGCGGTGATCTTGGTAACAGATTGAGACCACTCTCTGTTCCTAACGCTTCTAAGTACCTCAAGAATTCTACTAATTCCGGCCTTCCATTTTACAAAAAGAAAGGTTCAGTGAAGAGTGATGCAGTGAGCAAGCTCAAAGCTCTACTTGACAGAAAAGATCCCTGTGTTATGTTTACACGTACTCAAGAAGGTATGAAGACTCGAACAGTGTGGGGCTATCCAATTGCCGATACTCTGCTTGAGATGCAGTATTACCGACCATTACTTGAATATCAATCTAGGCTAGATTGGAGATCGAGCGTTACAACTCCGAGCAACGTCGACAACAAAGTTGTCAAACTTATGAACCAAGCCCGTGCTAATAATCGATTTCTTGTTAGTATCGATTTTAGTGCCTATGATGCTAGCATTAAAAGAAGGTTAATTGAGTCTTCTTTTGATTATATTAAATCGGCTTTCCAAAAGAAAGATCATGAAGTACTTGACTATATCAAGGAAAGAATGATAACGATAGGTCTCATTACCCCGGATGGTATTATGATTGGCGATCATGGCGTACCTTCAGGGTCAACTTTCACCAACGAAGTTGATAGCATAGTGCAGTACTTAATAGCTAGAGAATTCACGTACGAAGATTTAGAAGATGAGCAAATTCAAGGTGATGATGGGATTTATTCGACTAGTTATCCCTCTGAACTTCTCGATCATTTTAGATCTTACGGTCTTAATGTTAACGATTCTAAGAGTTATACGTCTAAGGAATTCTGTATATTTCTTCAGAAGTACTACTCCTACCGTTACATTGATGAGGGCATTGTTGGTGGTATCTATCCTACTTACAGAGCTTTAAGTAAGTTAGTATATCCTGAAAGGTTCGTTGATTTCAAAGAGGAACTTTCTGGAAAAGATTATTTTGCAATAAGATCTTTATCTATCCTAGAAAACTGTAAATACCATCCTCTTTTCCGCGACTTAGTCGAGTTTGTCGTGTCTATTGATAAGTATTCACTTATCCCTAGCGACCAAGGTATCCGCGGTTATGTCAAGTTACGTGAGATACAAGATGGTAAAGACATTAATTTTGAGAAACACACCTATGGTGATTCAACCTCAATAAAAGATTTCGAGACTTATAAAATAGTTAAGGAATTGATGTAAAATAATTTCGATCTGATCGGGACATTAAAATGATCAGAATAATCCTTAACTGGCGTCC